GGGGGAAGTCCCTGGTTACATATGATACCAGGAAAGACCGTCCGGCCAGATCGATCTGGCCAGTCTGCGAGCAGGTCTCTTTAGGAATCCACGAATGGGTTCCTGGCCCCTATTAAATAGGGCCTCTCCAGAGCCTGCTTGAGCCAGGGCCACGAGTCGATAGAGCCAAGGATCTCCCGAGCGTTTGCACGCCCGGAGGCTCATAAACAAGTGGTCCTTACCCTCGAGCCAACCAACCGACACACCTTTACGCTGACTAGTAAGAACTTCGTCAGGCGCGGAGATGATGCCGGCATCACCGAATGAAGGAGGTACTCGACACGCTCGCCAGCCCCGCGGAACTGTCTCAATGACAGAGTCCCACAAGGCCTTAAAACGGCCGTCGCACCCACCACCTCCACGCCTTGCGGCGTAGAGTCTCAGCTTGTTGGCAATCTGCACTGAATAAGGAATTCCGGAATCATCCGGATTCCTGCGCAGAAAGAAGGGTCGGACGTCGACTCCCCGAAAGAAGTCGGCTCCGCAACTCTCGAAGAAGCTCCCTGCCAAGAAGCTCTTCTCTCCGTTCACCCTGAAACCGCAGTAGTTCAGGGCCTCGACCAACATAGGCGCATATGCCTGGGGAACAATAATGTCATCCCCAAACACTGCAACCAGCTCATGCTCTTCTTCCGGGACGAAAGTGCGCGCCAGAGCGAGAAACAAGGTAGTCTCAAGCTCGAACGTGTACCCGTTGCCCATGGAAGAGTGTTTCTCCAGCATGACCCATCGGTCCCCCACGTAAGTAGAGGGACTTCTAGCCAGATTAAGGAGGTGCGCCCAACGAAAGGGCAACACTTGGTTTATGAGCACCGCGCTCATGGTGTCACTCGCCATAGATAGGTCGATCGTTGCCAGTTTCCTGGTATACGCCTCCCCTGCTAATTGACGATTGACAACCGCTTGCCGGTTTAGGTCTAATCCAGAACGTTTGAGACGAGACCGCATCAGAGCACCAATCCCGAGCTGGAAGTAAATATTCAGCCCAGGCTCAATGCAAATTCCGCGGTCCGTTTTAGCGTTCTTCGGAACGGTTGTGAACCGGTTGCCTTCCACGACAGTCTTTGGACAAGACTTGGAGGTTTCCCACCATAGCTCGCCTTGGATAGATCGAAGAAAGGACATCAGGTTCGTGGTCAGGTGGATTTCTCCACCATATTTTTCGGACGACACTGACCCTCGTCCGCGCACAGAAGTTGTTGCACCCGGCCCGTTGCGAAACAGGCTAGGCAGCCGCTGGAGGTCTGTTTGCCCCAGCGATCCAAGGATAGAATGCACGTTGGCCCTAAATCTAGACCACCATTTCGGATGGTCTTCGATGAAAAGCCTGTGGTTCGTTTCCCAGCAACACTTTTCCGCCTCGTAAAACTTGGCGGTCGCTACTGCGGTCCGGTCGATACCAGTAGGGAGTGAAGCACTCTTCTTTAGGACCTCTGTCACCAAGTAATCGTCGGCAAAATCGCCTACGACATGGTAAGACAGTGGATTTATCCTTAGGTTGAGTAGCTGCTCCCACTCCCCAGCCTCCGCCATCATTGAGACGGCAAGAGACCGGGGTGTGTCGACTATCTCACAGAGCGTCTGTGCTGCGCTCAGCTCCATCTGGAACTGAGACTTTGCCTCGTCGGTTCGACCGCGTGACATGGCGTAACTCCGATTTGAGCGGCTTCAAGCCGTCCAATGGTGACCTCAGCCAGGACATGATCCGAATACCTACCACAAGGACTTTGTAAATCCCGTGGCAAGGATCAATCGGACATGCGCAGAGACGCCCGGATAAGAAGCATTTAGCTTTCTCGTCCATATGGGCTCCAGGCAGGCTGAACCCTTTAGAACATTGGCTGACGCGTGAAGTAGCCCTTGATGACCGTGTTGGTCATTAGGTTCTGCGTATACGCAGCCAAGTGGTTCCTCTGGGCAGTGGTCATTTGTACCGGAATTGCCACGTCAACGAACACCCTCGCGGTGTAAGCGACAGAGACAATGCCATCCACCGTCTGTTCGACAGGATAGTTGAACTGGAACTTGAGGCGGTCGGTTGACCGCTTGGCACTTGCCAGATCGAGAGAGGACGTGAAGTTGAGATCCCCGGAAGGGGTCCCAGCGACGCCGGACTCGGAATGGAGTGTCAGCCCAGGGCTAACCTGCAATGGGACGAATGTATGGTTGGCGGGCGTAGAGTCCGCAAGGACGATGTTTGCCGCTGACGGCATGATTGAGTCACCTCAGTTATGTGTTTAAGAAGACGTCCTGAGAAGGTACAACAGCGAGGAAGCCGTCATAAGCTTCTTCCAAGACGCCGAGGGCTTCCACCAGCGCGGAACAGGAACAGGAACGGAATTTTGGACCCACCTTTTATGGTAGGCTGCCGTAATGGCACCCGGAACAAGAACTTTCTGCTTTAGATCGTTCAGGCCCAGGTAATCCGTCCTAGAACTGTCAGTGCCGGTGTAGCTCTGTCTTTGCGTCACAGTGCCCCAAACTTGCTTAACGCCCTTTAAGGCGTCTAAGGAGCCTAGCCAGTCGCCGATAGGTATAAACCAGTCGACAACGAAGCTAAAAGGAACAAGCTCCCAAGCAATTTCTAAGGGATTACCAATCTCTATCCGCCTGGCTTCGACGTCCAGGTCAAAATAGAGTATGGCGCGCTGAGACGTTTTCCAAGTGCCTTCCGTCACCCCACCATACTGTGTTATGGAGCGGCGGTCTTCTTGAGCCACGTTGGCCACGACCTTGCGATAAACCGGTTCTTCAAGCCGGTTCTGTAAAACATCGCAGACGTCGTAGACAGTCCCCAGAAGGGGATTTATCCCAAGAACGGAAATAACCTCAGTTGCCGCTACGTCTCTAATGTTGAGCATTCGCCCAAACTTGAGACGCTTAAGCTTCCGATATTGTTTCCAGGCATCAACCACGGTATTGGCGGCAGCCACGAACATTCCACATGTTTCGCGGTACTCGAAGAGGGATTCTCCTAAAGAGACGACCTCATCCTCGAGCTTACGCCTTACCTTCAGAGCCCAGCCCAGATCGGATTGCACCGGACGGGTGATGGTATAGTTTGGGGGTTGTGTATCCCAAATTGACCGAAACCCATACGTTGCATAACCTACTGGACACGCCCCAGGCATGCTCACAACCTCTAAGTCACCTTGCCACAAGGCTTGGCGATATTTGAGGTGCTCGCGAAATTGCTCAGGGAGCGCGGTTGGACTCTTAAACATCGGCTTTTCAGGCCTAGTTCGGCTGATTTTCGGATTCTCCTGCACCATGAGGCGCTCCAAGGCTTTTGCCGCATACGTGACATTAGACGTTAGAAGGTTAGCTGGAATCGTCGGTTGTGCATATTTCTTGCACACCGCTGATACAGTTTCACCGGTCTTAATAGTCTTAGAAACATATGTGACCGTTGCCATGGTAGCCTCAACTTGGTAGCTTTGGAGTTTATCCGATGGACGCACACGCTAACCGATGAAGAATCGGTTTTACATGGACGTAGTCACGGACCCTAACGGG